AGTTCTGAAGACAGTCCCGGGCCCAGCTCGCCAGCCCACAGGCCACCGTCCACTGAATCATAGTCGTTATCACGGAGTTCTAGGAGTTTGGAGCATGGAAAGAGTTTAGTGGACCTCTTCCCGGGGTCATAGATTAGTATAAATACGGGTGCATTATGAGACATATGGAGTGTATTCCAGGCTATTTGTAGGGGTGATATTGATACTTTTCCAACCCCTTTTTTATTACGCCTTACAACCTTTAATTCTATGGTAAAAAATCCGATATTCTTATGAAATATCAGACAATCTGGGAAACCTGGCGTAACGTATGACTCAATGCGAGTTATCAGATATTTTTCACTCCCATTTTCTAAACATCTCTTGAAACTCTTGTAGAAGTTTGTTTCCGTCTTTACGGTCATACCTCTTTTTGTTCTTTACTATCTTCTGCCTGTACTGGGGTGATGTCCTTAAGCTCTTCGCTATTGGATTTCTCTTCGACCGAAAGGACAGTTTTATTTCCTTCTTTTTTAAATTCACCTGTTAATCCTAATTCCTTTAATTGTTTTAAAACATCATCCCTTGACATATCATCAATTGATCCTGTTCTTATCTCCTTACGTTCAACATATAATCCTGCAGCTTGACCACGTAATCTCTCAGCATTGATAGCAGCACTATGTGATTTATCCTGTAATGCTCTATCCCTTAATCTTGCCAGTTCAACAACATGTTTATTCATTTCAACCTTATGTGTCTCGTGTAGTTCATTTCTTTTCCTTCTTACTGCAGCTACAACACGAGGATATTTCTTTATACTCAATAACTCAGAAGCTGTAGTAGGTGCACGTTCTGGTTTATAACCAGCTTGTCTTGCACATTCAGTTGGTGTCAATCTACCTTCCTCTTTTACATATATTTCAACAAATATTCTTTGTTTATCAGTCAATCCATCCTCACCTCGTGGGTATCTTAATGCCATATCTTTGGTATTGGCAATGGTATTACGGACCACCTTCTCTTCCAATTGCTTTAACTTATTGTTATATATATCTTTTTCACTCATTTTAGCCTATTTTAACCCTATATTTACACCATATTAGCATATTGCCAATACTTTGCCAATACCCGGTATCCCATATCCCATATAGAGAATCACGAATGGTATTACGGTATTGGCTATTTTGCCCAGGAAGAAAAAAAAATTTTTCATTTGAGCACACAGCGCGCTTTACAATACCAATCATAGTATAACCATTGATCTGCTCTGAGCAGGTAAAAAGTCAATATATCCGCGCTTTTTTAGCACATGTATGTATCTATGCACATTGCTCTTGGATCTGAGATTAAGCATTTGATTGAGCTCTTCGTACGATGGCGGATAGCCATTCGCCTTGGTAAATGCTTGAATTTCTTGAAGAATTTTGACTTGTTTGGGTGTTAACCCCTTCTTTTTACTCATAATACCTCTCCAATACCTATTTTTTCCTTGGTTTTTTAAACTTACGTCCTACAAAAAATACTATCATATTTTGTACAGTATTTATAGTAACCATTAATAGCAGCCAAAATTCCCACATATCCATTATCTTTTTTCTTCCTGCCCTTTAGCGTCTGGATGACCCCAGTAATCTTTTCTGACCATACGCAACATTTCTCCTCTACCCCAATCCTCTATAACCTCATGTGTTATTGATTTATCCAGTGTTTCTTTCAATTCCTTCTCTTTATCGTCCAGTTCAAACCTTTTAGGGCTCTTCTTTCTAACATATGTGGATATTTTAGACCATGTAATAATGTGATCATCAGCCTTTGGCCTTACATAACCACGCTCTGGATCTAGTTGTGGATATTGTGGCTCCGGCTGCCTATCAAAATTCTCTCTAATGTATTCTAACACTTCTTCCTCGCTCTCAAATTGTTTAACAACCTTCTCAACAATCTTCTTGTCCTTCCATAAATTGATCTCATATGTTGGCATTACTTAAGTTTATCCTTTAAATACGTGAGTAACCATTTGTTGTCCCTAAATACCTGTACCAAGCCATTTGTAAATTGATTGATAACTACTTCCTCCTTATTTTCACCATCAAGCGGCTGGCCACTGACGGTGAGCGAATTGATGTATGACACTGCATGCAATATCTCATGGACTAGTGTGTTAGCCTCATCAAGTGGGGACAATCCAGTCTGTATCGTAATACTGTTCTTGCGGTGATCATATTCACCGTAACAATCTGTTTGCTTTTGAAACGTTGATGTCTCACGCTCAATTGCTATGTCCTGGTACCCAATCTTTATTTTCCTTTCCACTAGTTCAAGTCCTTCGTGTTCCATTTACGTGAGTAATCTTCGTACTTATTTTGTATTTCATCAGCTTGTAGATCAACATCAGTCATTTTCTTTTGCCTTTCAGCATAACCCTGAACAAACTTATCAATAATTTCCATAAGCATAAGTGTAGGAAACACGACACCGTGCACTTTAACTCCACTAATTTTGGCAAGTGTAGCGTCATATCCTAATCCTTCATCCTCACACTCCTGCAGTAGTTTATTTATTTCTTTTGCCGCGTCTATTAGTTCTTTCATTCTTTATTCTAATTCCTTTCCGGTCAGATTCTTGTTCAATTAAATGCATCATCTGTTGACCTGGTCCACGATGCATGCTCCGCCCTAATTCAACCAAAGCGTCATAATAGGGAATCTTTATCGCTATGCTCTTGTACTTCGTCGTATCAACCATCAAGCGTTAACTCCCTTCACTGGACCGTCAAGCGTGAAATGCACGTTGAACGCCAGTGACCTTCGCTCACCTTCAGACCTAAATGGATACACTTGGTGTGTTAACCAGGAAGGAAATAAATAAAAATCCCCCACCTTTGGTTTAACGATATAACTGTGACGCGCAAAATGATTTGGCATGGATCCCAAGAATTCCAGGCACCCAGCTGTTGGGTGATGATCCTCTTTTGCGTATTCTGCATCAAATCCTGGTGGGATCTTTAAGAACGCAACACCAGATAAATTAGCGTCATGAATATGCACAGGATTAAAGTCACCCTTATACTGTGATACAACCCACACACGAAATGCAACCTTGCTGCCCTCAGCTGGTTCCTTGTTAATTGTATGCTTGTAATAAACTTTCGCCATTGTAATAAGAAACTCCGGAAGACCAGTTATTTTATTATGATCAATCGCGATTTCTTTCTTGACATTACCGGCAAGATTATGCGACCAATCATGCTCCTCACTCAATTTCTCATCATAAAGTATACGATCAGCTTCAGCGTTCGCTAAATTAATATAACCCTGTGGCAATCTAGTCTTTAGTATGCTAGGACCAAATGGTTGGTATATATCATATTTCAGTTCAGTCTGGGTCTGTTCCGCCATAGCTTTTCTTTATCTCCTCTCTTAATTTTTTATCTTCCTCTTCTTTAATCTCTCTCAATACTTCTCTTACAATATCTTTAATTAATTTTCTTAACTCACAAGTCTTGTTCATGATATTTTTATTATACTTTCTATCCACTCACGGATTATTGGTTTGGATGCGTACATTGGACGCTTGACGTCCTCACGCTGTCCACTACCATCCTTGCTGACAAAGCGTAGTGTCCTAATCATTGCATCTTCTTCACTCTTGGCACGAATCATGTACTGAAAAGTAAGCTCGCGCTTAGTTGTAATCTTATACGTATTCTTTTCCTCACCCTTCTCAACATGAAATGTGTCCATACCCCCAATTCTTTTTTCAATCCTACCTTCTTGTGGACGCTCAAATGTGACAGCAGGGGAATTGGGTAATTCCTGAGTAGCCTCCTCCATTTTCTTTTGGCCTATCTTAAACTTTTGCTCCTGGACATGTTGCTGCTTTCGAGGATACTTTTTTAGATCCTCGATGCGCTCCTTCTGCCTCTTTTCAAGCTCCAGTAAATTAGGATCAGGTTCTTTAACCATTATCTTTTATTGGCCTTTCTGTATCATTAACTGGATATTGCATGCCCTTTGTGATCTCTTCCATCTTTGCCTGGGCCTTATCCATGGACACTGGACCATACTTAACCTCCTTTAATAATACTTTTAACAGAGCTTGTCCTTCCTCTAGTGTAAGGCGTGGCTTCTTTTCTTCAACATCAATCATACCTTCCTCCTGTTTTTCATAATGTTCCATTATGTAATTATCAAAATCACTCATATCATTCCTAAAAATATCTTATAGATCCATACCAAAATTATATACGCAATATATAATTTAATAGGAATCATTAAAAACCAAAATAAACCCCAAATCATTTGCGCACCGCAATGTATTCATAATCAAAATCATCGTGTTTCTTCTGAACGAGGGTAATAAGTTTGTGCTTATACGCCTCGTAGATGGATTTGCGCATATTATCGACTCTTCTAAAATCCTGTGTCGGTGAATATTTCTGCATGTTTGGTGCAAACAAAAAGCCACGGTAGTAGGTCATCTTATCCCCTTTCCTAGCCTTGTTTATCCAATCAGCAAATTTTTTAGCACTTAACATATTTAATAAATTCATTTCTCCCTTTTTTAAGTGAGTAGGGGGATTCTTTGACTACCCCCAACTTTTCCCGTCCAGTCAACCTGTTCAAAGTTAACAAGTACTTAGTACCTACGTTTGCACCCTCAGCCATATAGCCATACCTTACAAACGCATTGCCTTACAACCTGGAGACTGTTGTTCAGCCATACTCGGAATATGTTGCACCATATTCATTTACCCATATTATACAGTAAATGATGGGATAAATCAAGTAAAAGTTTATCGCAGAATACCGCCAAAAATTGATGTCAAGGAAAAAATCACTTTTTCATTGCGCATTTTTTCCGCACAATATATAACTAAATCCTCAACTTCATTTCACCCAGTGGACTCTCAAGCTGCTCATTCGAGCAGTGAGGGTCCTATTAAAGGAACATTATGGCAACAAGAATCAGAAATATCTGGTATAAATTTAAAAAATGGTTACAATACCACCCTGAAAAAAACTATTTTAGGGGACACAGTGATTAAAATATGGTTCATGTTGGTATTGATGTCAGTACCAAACGCACCTTCAGTTAAATATAATGGAATAATATACCCAACTGAAGAAGAATGCGCAGTAGCACAAGTTGAATTTTTAAATATGTATGAGGCTCAGCCACAAAACTATAAGGATAAGTTAGTTGTCGATGCTTTTTGTTTGCCTTTTGATGCATTTCCTGTACAAGGTATGAATTACGAAGGAACAAAATTTGGTGCATAGCCTGGAGGGCGAATGAAGTTTTTAACAAGAAATCTACTAATACTAACAACATTGATTTTGGTCTCTGTATGGTCTAAACCTATACTATCAGATGACACAAACACGCAAACTAATACATCGGGTTCGAATACAAATATCACGGGTGGGTATGAGAGTACTACCACGAATAACAACGACGGACAGACGAACACGACAACAAATACAACAACAAATACAACAACTTCCAATGGGGCAGATGTACCCCCTCCATCTGCTAACTCACCATCATACTCGAGCATGTCCCAAGACGTTTGTTCTATGGGTGTTAGTGGTTCTATTTCTAGTGGGGTCATTGGCTTTTCTGGTGGCAAACATGTAGTCGATGAGAACTGCGAGCGTATAAAATTAGCGAAGGTCCTACAGGATTTCGGCATGAAGGTTGCAAGTGTTGCGGTGCTCTGTCAAGATAAACGTGTATTTCAAGCAATGGAAGCTGCTGGCACTCCTTGCCCATACCAGGGTAAGATAGGTCCAGAGGCCGCGGAAATGTGGAAAAAATACGTAGAACTTAGACCAGACTACGAAGAACATTTAGCAAAACAAGAAGTGATTAATGCAGTTGATGAAAGACTAGCTGAAGAAGAAAGAATAGAAGCGGAAAGAATAGCTGCGGAAGAAGCAAGAATAGAAGCATTGCGTATTGAACAAGAACTACTCACATTAAAGGAAGAAAATGAAGTTAACGCTATTGAGCCTGTTATTGACCCTGTCCCTGTTAACATCCACAGCGACTAGCGTAGAAGTAACAACAGGAAATATACTAAACAACTCTACCTTTGGTACTGGCACACAGTACAGTGGTACTAGTTGGAATGTAACAGGATATGATAATCATCATGATGATCTTGGTTCCGGAACTATTAACAATGACCCTGGTGGCTCCTTTGCGTCTGGTGTAGACTCAGAAATATCCCAAAGCGTTACGTTATCAACGGACGCAGAAATGAATCAAAAAGAAATACAGAATGGTTTTTCAAGCACACTTGGTGCTGACATATGGTTTTGGAACAACTACAATAATACCATAACCCTAGAACAAAAAATAACAGGATCAGACGGCAGTGTTACAACACAAACAAGAAATATACCAACATCAAACTGCGGGTTTTCTAACTGCAATCAATACAACAACTACACCGACACGCACATACAAGGATCAAATACACAAACTGATTTTGAGATAGAAGTAACCGTAAAGAACCAAGGTGTAGGATATACTTCTGGTCATTTGGGTCCGGATATAGATGATGTAACATTATCAGTAACTTACACCGACATAGATTTAATAGATGAAGATGTTACAGAAGATTTAGAAGACATAACAGAAGACATTGAAGATGATATCCCTGATTTTGAGGATGATTTTACATGGGAAGAAGATTTTACATTTGAAGAAGACTATTATGTATGGGAAGAAGATTTTTATTTTGAAGAAGACTTCACTACAGACTGGGAAGAATTTGACACTAGCTGGGAAGAATATGAAATGGAATTTGATGAAGGAATGTATTTTGAAGAAGAATTTGTAGAGATGGAAATGCCTGAGGAATTTGAAGAAATGGAAATGACTATGGCACCAGAAGAAGAATTTGAAGAAATGTATTTCGAGGAAGAATTTGACGAAGGTGCATTTATGGAAATGCCTGAAGAAATGGAGATGGAGGAAGAATTTACTGAGATGGAAGTAGTAGAAGAATTTGAGGAAATGCCTGAAGAAATGGAAATGGAAGAGGAAGAAATGGAGATAGCTGAAGAAGAAACTATTGACATGAAGGAAGAAACAGAAGAAGATGTAGTAGAAATGGAGGGAGAGGATGAAGAAATGGAGGTAGCTGAAAATGAAGATACCATGGAAAGTCCCAAAGAGGATGAAGAATCTTCTGAAGGTAACGAAGAAGCAGTGGAAGAGGAGCCGGAATCTGAAGAGAGCTCACCTGAGGCTGTTGAGGATGAAGAAGAGTCAATTACAGAAACAGATGTCGCTGACGAAGGAGGAATTACAACCAAGAACATAGAAGTCAGCAAGGAAATTAAGATTAAAGACGTGAATGTAGGGGAAATTAAAGTATCCGTAGATCCACGTGATATATTTAAGGAGGTCGTTAGCCTAGATTCCTACTCAGAGAGGGATTTTTATAAGGATAAGGGCCTCCAATACGACGTAAATAATGACTTTTTTGATCAATTAAGCATGATCGAATACAGTAAAGAAATATATAATGATGTAACATTAGTACTATATATCCAGGGGGATCCAGTAGAGATCTACAGGCAGGAGCTGGAAGAATTGGCTATACAAAAAGCTGGAATTATGATAGAACTGAAACTCTTGAGAGGAGAATAGAATGAAAATTATAGAAAAGTTATCCACATACGCTGCATTAATCGGCGTTATAGGGGCCATAGGCGGAGGTTTTTACACCTGGGGCCAGTTTAATACACGCCTTGATGCAATAGAAGCAACACCAGCTGTTGATGTAGGCGCAATTAATAAAAAAATAAATCAAAATAAAATAGAACTTATAGATCGTATTGACGCAGTAGAGGACAGTATTCCTGAAACACAAGACATGACATGGGTGCTAAAAGAATTTGTAGCTGTAAGAGAAGAAATGCCAGAGCAAATTGATTTAACAGCTGTATTTAAAGAGATAGGTAAGGTAAGAGAACAAATAGCGATGTTACCTGAACCTGCTAATCTACAACCTATTCTTGAAAAACTTCAAATGTTAGAAGAGTATGGTTGGGAACTAGAAGAAGATATTGAAGAAATTTCTAAACAAACTGCAATTGTATCAAAGGAGAATGAACTTCAAGATATTCAAATAAAGGAAATTAAAAAGAAGTCCAATAATCCACTAGCTAAATGACAACCACTAAGGTAAAAGTTAAAAGAATATCTAATTATCCTTTCGGCAATGGTCCACGTCCTGTAGAATATTATACACAGTATGATCAATTTGGCCCCTCAGGTGTTACAGGAAAAAGAAAAAGAAGAAGAAAAAAATTACACGCTAAGAAGTAGTTTTAGAATAAAATTTAACTTTCTTCAACATACTATGAACACCATTATTTCTTCCTGGTGTTAATAATGTACTAAGACTCATTTTGTCAAACTCTTTTTGATCGAACTCGTTAATTTCCTGGGCCGTAGATCCACTGTACACATCCGCAATGAGACAGACCATGCCTTTCGATATAAGTGCAGCTGAATCAGCCGTAAAATAAATTTTATCCTCCACGAAATGCGGAACAAGCCACGTCTGTGATTGGCAGCCTGGAACCTCAAACCCTCTAGTTTTGAGTGAATCTTCCATGGGTCTGGAATTTTTTCCAAAATCCATAATCCACAAGAATTTATCTTGATCGTCATCAATGTTGTTAAGTACTTGTACATATCTATCTAACTTTCTCTTAATCACAGGTTTTTGGGACCAGTGTATTTTGAATCTTTAGAAGGCACGTATCCATTCCTTATCTTATCCCTGTACAACGCACCGATGATCGCGTTCTTTGTTGTTCCAAATATCTTTGCTATTTTACTTGTACTAAACTTATCTTCAACTAAAGACTTAACATCATTTAACTCTTTGTTGGTCCATTTCACTGGTCTTCCCGTTTTAGCCATGCTTGTACCTCTTTTTATTTTGTTTATTCCAACGCTTGTGCCAGGCCCAGCAACTGACCCTTCCTCCATAGTGCTCACATAGGCTATAAAAATAATCTTTAATTTTATTTATCAAGATCACACTCCGGTTGCA